TAAACATTCACAATTAACGAGGTAACTTATGACCACTAAACTCAAAAACAGACTTAAAAAGATGAACTTCCAAGGAAGACTGAACCGAAGGGTTGAAAATGAGGATACAGGGGATGATAAATACTATGAAGAGATTTACACAAACAAAATTCGAGAGTTGTTAGGACAAACTAATGAAGACATTTCAAGACGTACAAGAGGGAGTTTACGACCCCAACATATTTAAGGCAATCTTTCTAGCTGGTGGCCCAGGCAGTGGTAAATCCTATGTTGTTCGTAAGACTACTGGTGGCTTGGGTATGAAGATTGTTAACAGTGATGATATCTATGAAAAGATGTTGAAGGATGCTGGTATGGAAGCCACACCAGAGGACATCTTCTCAGACAAAGGACAAGAAATTCGTGTAAAAGCGAAGAAAACCACTAAAGTAAAACAGGGTGGATTCTTGAACGGTAGACTAGGTATCATTATTGACGGTACAGGTAAGGACTATAGTAAGATAGCATCACAGATGCAATCACTCAAAGGCCTTGGATATGACTGCTCTATGATCTTCGTTAACACCTCACTGGATACTGCACAGGAACGTAATAAAATGCGTAAACGTACATTACCAGAGAAACAGGTTGCTCAGATGTGGAATGAAGTGCAAAGAAACATTGGTAAATTTCAATCTCTTTTCGGTTCCAAAGACTTTATCATTGTAGATAACAATGACGCTGGTGAAGACGTATTCCTCAAGGTTTGGAAACGAATCAGCAAAATAGTCAAGGCAAAAGTAACTAATACTATCGCCAAACGATGGGTCGAACAAGAGTTGAGTAAGAAGAAACGATAATAATAAAATATTTTTGATAAAACTTTTAAGTCCTTGTTTTGCAAGGACTTTTTTTTCGACTTTTTTTCATAAAACACTTGACTTGTTACGATAACAATGGTATAATAGGTATATAAAGTGAGAAAAGGATATATTATGAATAAAAAACTATCAGAAGCTTGTGGATGGATTGGAATGATTCTAATTCATGGTGCAACTGCTCCAACATCAATCTCAGTTCTAATGGGATGGTCAACTGAACTGCCCCCATTGAACTTCATACTACTTGTATGGATGGGATTAGCACTGTTCCTAGTCAGGGCTATCGGTGCCAAGGATACCTTGTACATCGTATCCAATGCAATCGGGTTCGCATTAAACAGTTTATTGTTAAGTTTAATTGCATTTAGTTGAAAAAAAGACTTGACATATGTTGTGAAAACATGTATAATAGGTATATAAAGTGAGAAATGGAGATATATTATGATTAAATCAATAACAATGTCAGAATTGACACAGTTGCAGAAGGACTATGAGTCTGCTGTAGAGAAGAAGCAAGAGTGGATTATTCAGGCGATGGATATCGTCTTTGAGAAAATCGACTTGGGTAAGATATTAATTGACACGAGGGTAAAATAATGAACGAATTACTATTAATAGTGGCTTTAGTCGCCGCAACCAGTGAACAGGATGTGAAGAGACATGTTGTACAGGGGTATGTTCCCCAAACAATAGCAACTCAGGTGCTTGACATTGACACTTATATGTTAACAAGTACACCTAAACATGAGATGAGATGTTGGACTGCCAACATTCACCATAGTGATGGTTCATTCACACCAAAAGTACAATGCAATTAGGAGAAAATATGACAGTATATTTAGATATGGATGGAGTCCTCGCAGACTTCTTTAAGGGGTTGGAAGACTACTACAATGTTAGACATTGGAAACAAATTATAGATAAAGAGAAATCAATTCAAGCCCTACAAGGGACAGATTTCTTTAACACTTTGGATGTTTTCGAAACATCTCAAGAGTTGGTTGATTTTGTTAAGTCAACTGGTGATTGGGGTATTTGTTCTTCGCCTCTCAGGGGTGACAGGGACAACTCTGCATACTGGAAAAGAGTATGGTTAACAGAGAAACAGTTCTTGCCTGAGGTGGATAAGTTGATATTCACAGGACAGAAAGAGAACTTTGCCACTGATAAGATTGATGGTAAACCCAACATTCTGATAGATGACAAACCATCTAACATCAAAAAGTGGGTTGCTGCCGGTGGTATCGGCATCAGGTATCAAGCTAATGAGGATGACCTAGAAGAGTACTTGTTTGAAGAGATTAAGTACGCTCTTGGTTCGTTATAAGAACATTGATTCTTATTCCAAAAAGGTATAAAAAAAGTGAAAATAATTGAAAAAAACACTTGACTTTGTTCTCAAAACAACGTATAATGGTTACATAAGATAGAGAAACCAATAGAGAGAGATGATTATGTTTAGAATTCCTAGTTTTCACCAAGAAACACCAACTTGGGCAGAAGCGACTGCCACTATCACGAGTCACGGTCGTGGCGACATGCTTGAAGGTATGATGGCAATGGATCGTAAGTGGACTGAATGGTGCGCTAGTGGTGAAGAGGATGATGATGATTTCTACTCAAACTGGTGTTATGAAGTGAATGCATACAATGTTGTGCATGAAGGAATGAGTCAATTGTTTGCCCCCAAGGAATAAAGGAAGTTTAATGAATTATGTATTGATTGAAAAAGGTGTAGTAATTTCAGAAGAGGGTTGCTTCGGCAACGCTGCTGAGTTACAAATGGTTCTTGAAGAGATGGGACGTAAAGTGACTGTTATGGAAGAGTCCGTTTATTGGGGACAGATGTCAGAGATTGCAGAGATGCAACAGGCCGCAGAAAGTGGAGTGAGTTTAATATGAAATATGTAGGTTATGTAATTGGATTTATAGGGTTTTTTATCCTGTTGGGTACTGCTGGTGCAGACTGTGATGGAAAATGTATGGAAAACTCCTTGACAATGGTAGAGATTTTAAAGTATACTGTACTAGGAATCTCACTAATGAGTTTAGGAGTAATAATAGGAGTGAAATATGATTAATATTTTAAAATATGAGGCAGATGATTATGTCAACATAAACGGTTCTTGTCTTCAAGGCAAGATACAAACAACTTATCTAGAGTTATGTGAGGTGTTTGGTAAACCAACCTACACTGACGCTGATCCTTATGAGAAGGTTAATGCTGAATGGTCAGTAGAAGCAGAAGTGTCTGATGACTATGATGAGGTGTCTACTAAGGTATTCACTATATATAATTGGAAGACAGGATGTATTCCAACAGAACGTACAGACTGGCATATTGGAGGGTTTGGATATGAAGCTATTGAAATCGCACAAACAATACTCGACACAAGACTATCTTAGGTTGATAGAAAATGCCGAAAGGGCGTACATTAGATGTGTAGAATCTGGTTCTAAATGGGGCCAGAACTATTGGAAGGGGGTCGTTGGTGAGTTGTGTAAACAAGCAACAGTCCATTAGTGACCTTGCAGAAAAATATGGTGAGTCCATAGATAATCTATCTATGGAAGTTTTGATGGAGGCAATATATAATGAGCGGCATGCACCTAATGCCCGTCTACTACAACAATCTGAACAGCAGACGGAAGAAGAAAAAGGTTAACCCAGAGAAGTACACAGTTGCTTGGAGGGAGTATAACAAGTTTCTAAAATCTATACGATGTCCAGTGTACACGCTTGATGAGTACATCAACTATGTACAGGGTAACGTAAAGAAACCTAAAGGGGGAAAGTGTTACGGTAGCACGACAGTCTCCAACACTGTAGGTCGGGGTTCGACTCCCTGTCCCTCTGCCAGTATTCCATCTTTAGGGAATGGTATTGGTAACGCCTTGAAGAAGGAACGTCCAAGGTACAATGGTGATTTAGTCATTGGCCAGGCGTATAACAAGGGTGGGATGCAAGTCCTATCGACACAAGAAGCAAATGACCCAGATACGGGCAAAAGGAGATGATGAATGGCTTTTGAAGTGAAAAAAATGGGCAAACTTGCCGACATGCTTGAAGAACGAGCCTATGATTGGGTTTTTCAAGATGTCCAAGAAACCTATGGTGTGGACAGTCTAGAAGACTTGACAGAAGACATGATTGAAGAAATGCAAGACTACCTAAATGGTGAGGAATGGATTGAAGGTTATGTTGTAATGGTTCTACAGACAATAATTGACGGTTGGGAAGGAGAGTCGCAAGATGGCTAATCATGTACATTTCGCAGTTGCATTTCATCAGATTAATGATGAGGCACGAATTAAATTAAAATCAATGTTTGAACGTGTTCGTGAGGATTCTCCACACGATTGGTTCTCTGATATCTTTGTTGAGGGAGACTTAACATATGAAGAGACAGAGAAGTATGAGTGGACTACTGCAAATATCGGCCCAAAGTGGTGTTATTTTGAAGACCGTCTTGCTGATGAAAATGATGTGTATTTCACTGGTGAATCTGCATGGTGTGCTCCAACAGAAGGGTTGCAGAAACTATTAGGTATTCTTGTTGAATATGACCCTAAAATCATTACATCTATCTGTTATGAGGATGAAGGCCCAAACTTCTTTGGTGTAGAAATCTATGATGGTGAAGAGATGTATGATGGTTCTGAGTACAGTTATGAAGAAACCATTGACCTTGTTATCAAAGATTCAGAACGATTGACTGAGGACTCATATAACACAGAAACAGAAGAGTGGATTGATGAGGAAGCAGAAGATGTTTTCCATGAAGAGATGTGGGAAACAATCAGTAACGTACAATACAGTCTTATTGGTGAGTGTGAGGAAGCAATTAAGGAGGATCAAAGTGAGTGAATCTATCAGGGACAGACGGCTGGTAAAAGCAGAGAAGGTGCAGTATTTTGAAGAGTTGTCTGATCGTGGGCATGAAGGGATTGTTAGACGTATTCGTAAGGAAACAGAGACATTGACGTACTTCCCAGAGAATGCATCAATGCCTCATAATCCGACAATCACTACGTCAGTCGAGTACCTATGATTGTAATGAAACCTGTTGATTATAGGGTTGCGACTCTATTTGTACAGGAGCGACATTACAGTCAGGTAATGCCAAGACTAACCAAGCACTGGTTGGGTGCTTATCAGGACGATGTGCTGGTGGGTGTTCTAACGCTGGGTTGGGGTACTAATCCAATGGGGACAATCAAGAAGATGTTCCCAGAACTAACCACAGCAGACTACTTTGAGATAGGTAAGATGTGCATGGATGAGTCTATGCCCCGAAACTCTGAGTCACAGATGCAGAGTGCTACTATCGCTTGGATTAAGAAGAACAAACCAGACGTTAAGTTCCTATACACATGGGCCGATGGTATTGTGGGTAAGCCCGGCTACGTCTATCAAGCAGCGAACTTCTTGTATGGTGGATTCATCTGGAGTGACGTATATGTCACAGACAGTGGTGAGAAGGTACACTTCAGAACGATACAACGTAAGATGAAGAAAGTAATGAACCGTATGGACACCAAGTATGGGCCTCGCCCAAGTGATGCTCATATGGGTGAAATGGGATTCTCTCGTGTATTTGGTAAGCAGTTTAGGTACATATACCCGCTCAGTAAGAAGTCTAGGAAGATGTTAAAGAAGTCTACAATGGAATGGACACTAGATTATCCAAAGGGTAAAGACTTGCAGTGGAAGATTAAACGTCCAGGCGAGCTATCCTACACGCTCACAGCCACCATGCCTTACGAGCACCAAGGAAATAGTGTAGAACACAATAAGAGTAACGTAAACAGAGTTGCAGACAAATATGGTGTTGCAACCCTTGACAACTTCTTCTAATTATGTTACAGTAACATGTATAAATACTTGTAAGGAGATTATACATGGCATTCAATTTTCGTCCAAAAAATACAAATGAGATTCTAAAGAAGAAAAAGAAGTCTTCTGAGTCTGCTGCATCAGTGTATGAATTTGTAAATAAGAACTATGGAGAGACTATAGTTCTTGACCCCACAAAAGATTTTAATGTTATTAAGATTCCAAGGACAGTCGAGAAGAAAGATAATATTGCTAGCATTAAAAGAAAAATGACAGCTCAATTCGACATAAAGAATTTGAACATATCTTTTGGTAATGGTTCTGGTGCTGGTGGTTCCAACATGAACGCTGCTGATACTGCAATGCAAGAAAACGCAACACGATTTGTATGTGAACAGTTCATTGATGGTAGAGGAATGCCGACTGGCGACTTGATTGCAAAGATATATCCAAAATACGATGATGCATGGCATACCACTTTTGAAATGCAAGCATCATCACTAAAAAAATGGTTGGGTTCGAATAGAGGATATGAATACTCTAGAGATAAGGGTATCATGCCTTATTTGGAAGGTATTGCAATTAACAAGTGTGGAGTATCTACAAAAGACTCTTGGAACCCTGCTGACATATATCTTGTGAAGATGCAACAAAAAGCAAGAATAATGACTGAGTTGAAGACAATCGGCGATTTAAAACTTGACACGAAACAGAAACTTGACATGCTCAACAACTACATGCGAAGACTCTTTATCAAGAGAGAGTTGATTGGCATTTCACTAAAGAAACTAGGTAAGTCTGCATCATTAGAAGAAACCAATGTAACAACACTAAACACCATTAGTGATATATCAATAATGAGAGGCAGTATCAAACTAAACCTCGACCTTGCAAGGAATGATGAGTTCAACACAGGAGAACTTGCATTTAAAATTAATGTTGGAGGTAAAGAGGTGAACGTACAGGTTCGTGCATTCTCTGGTGGTGTTCGTGAGTCTACACAAATGGATATGACAGGACAGGGCGCTGCAGCGAAACTAGGTAAAGTATCGTCTAAAGAAGCGATTGATCCATTCCTCTCTACAGTTGGTTTAAAAAGAAGAATGGGTTCACAAATACCAGCAGTAGGAAAGTTCTCTGAAAGCAATATCAAATCGTATGTCCTAGAACAAAAGAAACTGTCTAGTTTAACTATCGGTGGTAGTACCATAGATTTTGGTTCTGATGATTGGGAAGACACGATGCGAAGAGTTGTTGAACTAGAAAAAGAGAACAATCGTGTTGCATCACAACTATCTGCTAAACTTCAGTGTTTTCAGTGGTTGACTATATTGAAAACCATAGATCAAAGAGGTAAACTTGAAGATTTCCTATCAATACTCTATTATGGTGCAAAGAAACAGTACGAAACAGCAGGGCCATTTCTAAAAATATCTTAATTAAAGGAGTCATAACATGGCTTATAGTGAAAAAGTGTTAGACCATTACGAAAATCCTCGTAATGTTGGTAAGATGGACGGTGAAGACCCCTCAGTTGGTACTGGAATGGTTGGCGCTCCCGCTTGTGGTGATGTAATGAAACTACAGATACAAGTTGAACAGGGTATCATCACTGATGCTAAGTTCAAGACGTATGGGTGTGGTAGTGCAATCGCCTCATCATCATTGCTCACAGAGTGGGTGAAGGGGATGACTATAGAGAGGGCAGGGGAGATAAAGAACATGGAACTTGCAGAAGAGCTTGCATTACCACCTGTTAAGATACATTGTAGTGTATTAGCAGAGGATGCTATCAAAGCAGCGATAAAGGATTATCAAGGGAAACAGTAATATGGTAACACTAACACCACCAGCACTTGCCAAGATGCACGAACATATGTACCAGAGAGAGAATACCTTGGGTATACGACTTGGTGTGAGAACATCTGGTTGTAATGGGTATGCATATGTACTGGAGTTTGTGAGTGAGTTGGATAGTACGGATACAGTCATAGAGAACGATGGACTCAAGTTCTTCTTAGACCCTAAGAGTCTAATAGCACTCAATGGTACTGAATTGGACTATGTACGACAAGGACTGAATGAAGGATTTGAGTACAATAACCCTAATGTGAAGGCTTCATGTGGATGTGGAGAAAGTTTTACAATATAAACCCCTTGACAAGCCCCCAGTAATGTAGTATAATAGATACTGTAATAACAACTGGAGAGAAATATGAGCGGTATTCTTAGAAATGCACTCAAAACACCAGATGGTACTGTAATAACAAGTCGGCACAGACATGACTATGTTACACATACAGATACTAATGGTAAAGAATACATCATTGATGGTGGACTAGACTATATACGCTCTAGTGCTAACGGTGATGAGGAATATCTAACAGTCACTATAAACCATGCCCATGATGACATTCGTGAAGCGTGTGAATGGGGGTCTTATGGTAAGGATGGATCAGAACCATTACATTATAAGAAACTTATGGACATGTCAGAAAGCCACATCGAAGCAGTTCTTAGTAACGTCACCGCCATCAACCCATCAATTAAAAAAGCAATGCAATATGAATTGGAGTACCGATATGCCGGCCTTAATACCTGTAGATAGATTTGACATTGAACAAGAAATCATGCAAATCGGACACTTTACAACAATCTTAAAAAACTATGCCGATATGATATATGATGGAGAAATCACATCATCTGATGCTGACTCCATACACACATCTTTGCATGGATTTGCAAACTTGCTGGATGCACATTCAGATAAGATGTATGAGTCTCATAAGAAGCACTATAACTTGGATGAGTATAGTTAAGTGGCTAAAAAACCAGATGTCGGGGATTGGATAGAACATACATGTGGACTCAATGGAAGGCGTGAGGGCGAGGTACTTGAGAAACTATCTGCTCAGTTCACTTATAAGTCAACAAGTGGACACGAGAAGTTTTGTCTATATACAGAAGCATGGCGAAAGTTGCCCAGACCAGAGGAGAGTGTAAGTGAAGACGAAGATACACATAAACCAGCACATAATAAAAAGCAACGCAAAAAGCGGAAAACGTGAACCAGTAATCACTGCTAAGACGTACAAAGAGAATCGGTATGGACACGAGGTTCATATCAAGGGCGACAGTAAAGTCGTGTATAGTCCAGACAAGCCCCTATCATGTGGTGCAAAGGTATGGATTGAGACAGAAGGTGAGGTTATAGTAATATGAGTAATATTGCAGTACAGGTGACTGTATCGCTCGATGAGTTTGAGACATGTGACTTGCTCACAGAGTTGATGCATAGAGTGGGAGATCATCTAGGTGATCCAGAGCCGAGATACGATATGTGTATGGAGTCGTTATCAGAACAAGACCTCAATGACTTACATGTGACACTATATCAGATAGAACGCAAGTGGGATGAATACAAAGAAAAGATTATGGTGTAAGTGGGTATCGTTGGATTCACCAGACTCGGCAAGTCGTGGATATGGCATGTCATTGTAGTAAGTGGACGCCGTAGTTATGGTATCCCGCTGGTATACCCGATGTATTGGGTAGTGTATAAGGTGTGGTTGTATCGTGTAAGAAGACGTACAGAATACCTAAGAACTAAATATAAAAAGTAGTTGACAAAGGGACTTTTTAGTGTTACAATAGTATGGTAAATGAGGCAAGAGCATATCAGTTGGACAACAGACAGAGGTACGTTGTCTACTATAAGAATAGGTTAGTCATTCAGACATCCTATAAACATCTTGCTATTTCGGTTGCGAAAGCGATCAATACAGGAGAAAAGATATGTCTTTAGTAGTTGCACCAACAGGTTGGAGTGGGTATTACGCTGTAAGAGTACAGATAGACGTTGGCGAGTATGCCTTGGACGGACAGATAACCCGACAAGATTCACCCCCTAGATTATTTTCAAGTAGGGAAGAAGCAAAGGAACACGCCAAGAGATGGAACACTGGAGAGGTTATTCAGTACAATGGCAAGGTGTAGACGACCCTTGTGACGATGTAACACATTGGTTGATGGAACGCAGATGGACAGAAAGTCAGAAGAAATAAGACGCCGCATTAGAATTTGTATGGCTGCATATGCATACGAGGTTCAAGCTACGTCTATTATATCAGACACAGAGTTTGATAATGAATGTAAGAAGGTGGATGTATCAATATCCACAGGAAACGACAAGATGGACGCATGGTTCAGAGAAGAGTTTGACCCATGTACAGGACAGTGGATACACAGTCACCCAGACCTTGATAAACTAGAAAGATTGTACGAAACTCACTATAAGCCGTGACGATGAAGAAACTATGGACAATTTGGAAACATGCGCTAGGTTCCTTTGACGAAGAGGACGGATACGATGCTACAAATGAAAATCGTATATCTGTTATCAGAACATTCATAGTGGTAACGAACATTGCATGTGCATACCTTATAATGATTAACATATTCGTAGGATGGATAGAATGAGCACATATAGACCACTACCAAGTGATGTGACGATACAGAACAGTGAGATTGAAGGACTAGGGTTGTTTGCAAAGTCAGACATAGAACCCTCAAGACGATTGGGATGGACTCATGTAGATTTTGAGGGACATCTGATTAGAACGCCACTAGGTGGGTTTGTCAATCATTCAGAGACTCCTAATGCATTCATACTCAAGCAAGTTAATTTCAGAGAGATGATTGCGATTAGAGACATCAAAGCTGGTGATGAAATCACGGTATACTACACGGAGTATAAAGTCAATTGAGTAAAGAACGTATTCCAATGAAAGGTGGGGCTGAGTATGACGCTCTCACCGATGCAAGAAAATACTATTGCTACCTCACAAAGTCAGGGGTAGCGAAGAGTATCAAACGAGGGTATAATAAACGATTTCGTAGACATAACAAAGACGTAATAAAGGAAAATATAGAATGAGTATAATTGAACGCAGTACACTAGTGAACCTTCTGACAGACACCATGGCTGAAGTGACGTTTAACAAGATAGACGGAGATGAACGAGTGATGTGGTGTACACTAAAGGACACTCCTCCACTGAAAGGTGGTAGGGTAACAGTAATCAACGAAGACGTACTAAGCGTATGGGACGTTGATGCTAAGGGATGGAGAAGTTTTCGTATGGAAAACATAACCAAAGTCACACTATAATGTCGAGGATAACTAAAGAACAAAAGTTACGCAAGGCAGTAGAGGTACTCAAGCGTCACAACCTATGGCTTAGGGCTACCAGTGTAAAGAGTATGCATTCTGAAGTAACACCTACGGTGCTTGGGTTCTCCATTGATACTGTAGTTGAATATTTAGAGCAGGA